AACTTTGATTGGCAACCTCCTAAACCTAGACCCGAAGGTTTTTATTATTGGGATGAAAATCAACTAGATTGGGTCGAGATTGATCCGCAGTCATAACGGCTGGCCGGCATCAAAGAACCGTACCGAAATCGGCGTCAAGTCTTTTACGGTGCCGGGGACTAAAATCAAGCTCGCGTGTGCCGAGACAGTCGCTCCGTTGCTTATCAACTTTGCTTCCGAGTTCCATCATCTCGTTGAGAAGATAGACAAAGGCGACCTTGATGACTGGGGTTATGCCTTCCGCACCATTCGCGGATCAGATGTTCATGTCTCTAATCATGCCTCCGGCACGGCTATTGACATTAATGCGACTAAGCATCCGCTTGGTAAGCGTGGCACCTTTACAAAATCCCAAGAAAAAACAATCCGAGAACTTTGCCAGTATTACGGCCTTCGATGGGGAGGCGACTATCAAGTTCGCGCAGATGAGATGCATTTTGAAGTATTATTAAGCCCTGAAAAAGCCGAAGAACTCATCGAAAGGCTGAATCTCCGTGATAAGCGCCCGAACAAAAAGAACCGCTAAACAACTTGCCGCATCGTGGTCACGCACGGCCATCTCTGCCGCGCTTGCCTATTATGTTGCGACTGGCGATATGGATGGCAAGGCGATCCTTTCCGCAGCTTTCACCGCCGTTATTCCTCCCATCCTTCGCTATCTAAACCCTAACGATCAACTAGGCGCATGAACGCAGAGCTTATTACCTCACTCGGAGTCATCTTCGCGAGTGTTATCTCGGGAGTCGCTGCTATCTTTGCAGCTAAGGCAGAAAAGAACTCTCGACCCGTATCCAATGGCTTTGCGCCAGAAGTCATCAAAGATCTCAGGGAGTTAAGATCGCTCTTTATCGAGCATCTAAACAATCACACGAAAGGATAAAATGAGTAACAAGGGACACACAAATCTCGTCATTGTGCCTTCGCGCAATAGGCCAGAAAACGCCGAAAGAACAATCAAGGCATTACAGGAACACTCTCGCATTTCAGACTTTTGCATCGCTATCGATGACGATCAAGCCGATCTCTATCCGCGTCTTGATGGCGTCATGTATGAGGTCAATCCGAGACTTTGGATGAATGGCACTCTCAATCTCGTGGCTTCTCGCCATGCCCAGTCATACAAAACAGTTCATTTTCTCGGAGACGATCATCTTGTTAAAACTCCCGGATGGGACGAAAAACTATATGCTCCTATAAAAGACCGAGGCTTTGGTCTGAGTTATGGCGACGATCTCTTTCAACGAGTCAATCTGGCGACATCGGTGATGATGTCCACGAATATCATCAAAACTCTAGGCTTTATGGCACCGCCAAAACTAACTCATCTCTTCATGGATAACTTCTGGATGAATCTTGGCTATGCTCTTCAATGCATTGATTTCGTCGAAGAGGTCGTAATCGAGCATCTACACTTTATGAACGGTAAATCCGAAAGTGATGCCGGTTATATTGAAGTCAATAGCCATAAACTTTACAGCCAAGATCAAAAAGTCTTTTTGGATTATATGAACAAAGACTTCCGAGACGACATCGCAAAACTGGTCAAAGAGTTCATCATCGAATGAAAATCCTTATGACTGGCCATCGTGGCTTTGTTGGTCGCAACATGCTCAAAAGCCTAGAAGGTCACGACATCACCGGCATTGATCTTAAAGATGGGCATGACTGCCGAGCCTTCTTCAAAGAATCCGACACTCAGTTTGATTTAGTTATCCACCTTGCAGCGATTGTCGGTGGTCGAGAGATGATCGAAGGACGCCCTTTAGCGGTTGCCGATAACTTTTCAATCGACTCTGAGTTCTTCCAATGGTGTCTTAAAACTCAACCCAAAAAGATTATCTACTTTTCTAGCTCTGCCGCATATCCCACCGCTTATCAATGCGAAGGCAACGAACGCAAGCTGCGTGAAGATATGCAGACCATCTACGCACCAAAAAAGCCAGATATGACTTACGGCTGGTCAAAGTTAGTCGGAGAATACTTAGCGTCTTTCGTGCCGAATGTTTATATCTTTCGGCCATTTTCCGGTTATGGAGAAGATCAAGACTTATCGTATCCATTCCCCAACTATGTTCTTCGAGCCCTTGATGATTCACCGACTTTTGAGATATGGGGATCAGGAAAACAAACTCGCGACTTTATTCATATCCAAGACATCATTAACGCCGTCATGGCTGCCGTTGAGATCGATATTCAAGGCGTCACAAACTTGGGGTGGGGTCGCTCTACTTCGTTTATCGATCTTGCAACTATGGCCATGCAAGCCGTCGGAGTAAGCAAAGAGCTTGTCACCCGGCCTGAAAAACCGGTGGGATGTATGCACCGAGTTTCGGACAATACAAAACTGCTTTCCTTTTATCAGCCAAAGATCTCACTTGAAGAAGGGATTGACCGCGCTCGCCATTATTACCTCAATCGCTAACTTGTCAGCGAAGGTTGCTAAACTTGGCGACTGCTAGGGGGTATCGTGGCTAAGAGACTCACTAAGGCCGAGAAGGCCAGAATCAGGCGTCGCAAAGAGCTATCTGCTCGACGCGATAAGCGCACACCTTTGACCGCCATCGACCGCCTAGCATGTCATTTCGTCGAGCTTGAAGCTGCTTTGATCCGGCAGGGATATGACCAAGATAAGGCTCGATGGGTAGCGCAAGAGACAATCGTGACTCTCTGGCAAGAGATTATCCCGAGATTTAACGAGAACGAAGAAGTCTTTCAGCCTTACGAAGATGATGAGGACGAAGATTAAGCGAATCGTCGTAATCTCCGACATTCAGGCGCCCTTTGAGGATGCCAAAGCTATCCGCAACCTTTCAGCCTTTATTCGGCGCTATAAGCCCGATGATGTCCTTTGCGTAGGCGATGAGCTAGATCTCCAGACAATCAGCCGGTGGTCATCTGGCAGGGATGAATGGTCAGGCACTATCGGCAAAGACCGTGATCGATGCCGTGAAATCCTTTATGACTTACAGGTTAAACACCTTTCCCGGTCTAATCATGGGGATCGTCTCTATAAAGCCATGAGCCTTCGTCTGCCCGGTCTTATTGGACTGCCAGAACTTGAATATGAGCAGTTCTTGGGACTCAAAGAACTAGGCATCACCTACCATCGAAAGCCTTATCAGTTTCACGAAACGGCCGTGATGGTGCATGGCGACGAGCAGCCCATCAAGCATCAAGCCGGAGCGACCGCATTGGAGGCCAGTAAGCGTCACGGGCTTTCCATAGTCTGCGGTCACACTCATCGTCTTGGGGTTTCATGGCATACGACATCAAGCGGAGGCAAGATCACGAACCGCACCTTCGGTCTCGAAGTCGGGCATCTCATGGACGAGACGAAAGCCTTCTACACGAAAGGAACCTTTAACTGGCAAAAAGGTTTTGCACTCCTATATATCAAGGGCAAGGCTATCCAGCCGGTTGCTATCCCCATCGAGCGTGACGGGTCATTTATAGTTGAGGGCAAAACATACGGCTAAAAAGCCTTAGAAGGGCTCTAGGAGCCTTTCAAATGCCATTCTTGACCGCCTTACCTTATCTGCTATCTCAAAGCCTCTCATAGCCTTACAGGGCTTTTTCTGGCATACCCTCAACCTCAACTAGACGGTTAGAAAATAAATGATAGAAAACTGCAAAAAACTTGCCGAAATGCTTCCAAAACTGCCCGAAAGTGTTACCGTTATGGAAGTGAAGCGAACCCAGTAGCTTCACGAAAGGGACACAAATGATTCACAATAACGATTCGACAGTCGCAAGACATTTAGAGATCGCCGATGCACAAATCAAAAAAGCAGAGATTTACTTGCAATCAAAAAGCCGAAATGTTCACACTAAATGGACGGAGCGAGGCATCGCTGTAAGGGCTTTGGAAAATGCAATATCTCAACTAGAAAATGCTAAAGACCGCCTAACTCGCAACGGCGCGGAGGTGTCAGCATGAGCCTTCAACTACTTGAACCGCCAGTCGAGCCAGCCGATCAACGATGGCTTGACGCAGCTTTAGCCTATGCTCGTCGCGGATGGTCAGTCATGCCGGTCGCGCCGCGCTCGAAAGAACCCAATCACAACTTGATCCGTCGCGCTTATTTAGATGCGACTACCGATGAATACAAAATCATGGAGTGGTTTTACCGAGATCCAATCGCCAATCTTGGAATCTCGTGCATCGCTTCAAACCTTGTCGTGGTCGATATCGACTTTCGAAATGGTGGAGCGCTTAACGAGTTCTTTCCTGCTACTTACACCGTCAAAACTGGTGACGGTTTGCATCTCTACTACAAAGCTCATCCGTCGATGCGTTTTCCGGGAACCCTCTGGCAAGGTGTCGATATCAAACATCGAGGATATGTCGTTGCAGCTCCAAGTGAGCATCCAAACGGTCAGCGCTATACCGTCATCGATGACCGCGAGCCGGTCGCAGTCCCGATGAGTTTCGTCAAGAAGGGTAACTAACATGTTGCAAGATCTACATATGGACGCTTTGACGCTTGATGTCTTGCGTCGATTTTTTATGGCCAGAAATGCCATTATCAAAGATGACGCGGAAGAAGTGATTCGTGGCTTGCGCGAAATCCAAAACTATTGCGAACAAGCCATTGATCTTATCGAGGAGGGAACTCGATGACCGCGATGAGCTTTGATCCCATAGCGATTTACTACACCATCATTTTGCTTTCGTTGCCAGTCTTACTCATTCTCTATACTGCTTTTACCGAGCATTGGTACTGGAAAGGATGGAAAGATGGCAAAAGACTCGCAGAAAACGCGAACAAATCCTCAAATGTTGTTCGATTCGGCAACTGAAATAATCTTTCAGCGTGGCGCAGATTATGGCCATTATGAGGACAATCTTGCACGGATAGCGCAAGGTATTAGCGCCTATCTTGGATTCTCGGTGACTTCAAATCAAGTCGCTGGAATCATGGTGATTACGAAGCTCATGCGTTCGGTGGAGTCTCCGAGAAAACTCGATCACTACATTGACGCAATAGCCTACTTAGGCATGATTCCAGATCTTATTGATTCCAATGACTGCGATTGTGAGCATGATGGCGATCTATAAGAACTCAGACCGTCGTATCTGGTGCGACCCGTGCAAAGTCCGTTATGGCAAGCTCAAAGATGGCACTTGGCATCACCGGGCGCAAGTCATGGCGGTCTGGATTACCGTCTCAGAGACAATCAATAAAGGCTTTCGGCGTGGCTATTGCCAGCCGTGCGCCAATGAGTATCAGACATGGCATGACAACACGATCTGGACATTCAAAGAAATGCAGGAATACGCGAAAGGAATGAGGCAACTCGATGGCATGGAATCTCGATGAGTACGAAGATGCGGCCAGCTTGAATCGCTGGTTTCAGGAACAGTTTCCGGATGGCTCGATCATCATAGATCGTGAGCATTTTGATCCGGTCAATGGCGAAGTGTTATTTAGGTGCGACCTTTATCGCACTTGGAATGACAAACTTCCAGCCGTTCGAAACTGGGCTCGTGGCAAGCGTGATGAGTATCCGAAGAACATGCAGCGCTGGTTCGTCGAGGATACGGCAACGAGTGCATTCGCTAGAGCGATCATCCTGCTTAAAGCCTCTGCAAAGACCGCAACAAAAGAATCCATGAAGCAAGTAGCAATCTCTCATGGAGCGCAACACCATAAACCTTCGGCGACTACCGCTAAGGATCTTCCGTCGAGCTTCGGGCGCATCGAAGCTGAGGATCCTCTGCCTACGGTTGCCGATGCAGCCAGCGTGCCGCTCTGGGACGACTCCGAAACAGTTTCCTTCCTGAAGGAGTCGTTGGGCGCTGCCGTCATCTCGGATGACTTGTCATGTCAGCATGGCGTGATGAGCATCCGGGAAGGCGTGAGCAAGACCGGCAAGGCATGGAAAGCGAGCTTCTGCATCGCTAAAAACAAATCAGAGAAATGCTCTGAGACACGGGACAAGAGGCCGTTAAAAGATGGCGCCCTATGGTGGGTTCAATCTTCGCACGGCTTCTTTGAAGTACCGAGGAGGTAAATCATGGGTGAGCTACATATGTTCTTCCCAGATAGGTCAGGAATCAGCATCGAAGGCGATGAAGAGCCGCGTGAGTTTGTCTGGACTTTTTGCGATGTCTGCAATAAGCCGCAAGATCGCATGAATGGCAAGCTAATCAGTCGAGATGGTGAATCAATATTTTGGACATGCGAAGAGTGTCGATCGCAGGGTTTCCACTAGCACTATGCTTTTGGACTATGACACAACATCGAAGAAGGCGCGGTCGTGAAACTGAGATTTTGGTTGCAGAATACTTGGTTGCTAATGGGTTCATTACCGCGCACGCAACGAGCGCTTCGGCTGCTGGTAGCGACATTCGTGGCGTTACCGGCATTGATTTCGAGGTCAAAGCACGCAAGGGATTCAGTCCTTTGGCTGCTATCAAACAGATTAGAAACCGACGAAAAGAGACCGGTCTCGGAGTAGTCGTCATGCGTATCGACGGGCAAGGAGAATCCTCCGTTGGTGACTTTATGGCGATCGTTACCTTTGATGACTTGATCTATCTCTTGAAAGCGAGTGGATATGGAAGAGCGCAAGATTAGACGCTGCCTGATGTGCGGTGCTTGGGTTCATGATCGTGAGATCTGCGAAAGATGTTATCCAAAAGACGACACTCCCGAGATTTTCAAAATTCATGCGAAGATTTGACAAGGGTATTACGATTCGCTGGCGCCTCCGGCTGAGAAACACCGGAGGAACGCCAGACGATCGCCGAGGGCGCGCTTTATTCGTAAGCGCTTTCGCTATTACTCTCAGCCTTCTATTGCCATTAAAAGCCGAAGGTTCGAGCTGGAAGCATCATGAGATGAACTACAAACTTCACGCTCATAACATTCTTAAAGATTGGGATGAGTTCATCTGCCTTGTTGAGCTTTATGAAAAAGAGAGTTCGTGGCGACCGGAGGCGCGTTTAGGTTCGCATTATGGGATTCCTCAGGGACGATCAAAATATCTGGCAAGGGTGGATGGATTCAAGCAAGTTGAGTGGGGAATCCGCTATAACCTTCATCGGTACGGTTCTCAATGCAAAGCACTAAGATTCTTTCAAAAGAATAACTACCACTAAGGGACATCATGAGAGAAACTGAGAAGGTAACAATCGGCATCTGCTCGCCGGGTCAAGTGGCAACAATGTTCATGACGAGCATCCTTGACATCGCCAGAAGCCAAAGGCAGTTAGGTCAGTTCATTAGCTTGCAAGGCTCGGGCGTAATCTCACGGCTTCGCAATCAAGTCGTTTCGACCTTCTTGGACAAGACCAAAGATGACTGGCTGCTCATGATCGACACCGATGAGATTCTGACCATCGAGGGTTTTAAGAAGCTAATCGCCGCAGCCGACGCCAAAGAGCGCCAGATAGTGAGCGGCGTGGTTCATGGCGCGTGGGAAGTCGAGGGCGCAATCTATCCCGAACCCGTACCGTGCATATTCCGTAGAGCTGAGAATGGTGGCCTCTATGCGGTGCATGAGTACGACGATGACAAGATTATCGAGATTGATGCAGCCGGGACGGGTTGCTTATTGATACATCGAAGCGTTTTTAATCGCTTCCGCAAAGAGGCTGATGAGGTGCATCAGCAAGCAAACTGGGGATTCTTCCAAGACATGCCACTCGGAGGCCAATGGGTCGGAGAAGATCTGCTCTTCTGCCTTCGAGCCAAGTCATTCGGTTATAAGATATGGGCTCATACTGGAGTGCAGTTAGCACACGAGCGGCGCTTTTGGATGACCAAAGAACATCATGCGGACTTCCGCAGATTCAACCTACCGAGGCACCACTCAACCGAGAAAGAAGCGCACGATGTCAGTCTTAGCTAAACACATTACAGTCACGACAACGAGTCAAAGGATCGTAGACACCGACAATGTTCGGCGCGATGTCTTGTTGCACGCAAAACAAGCGTGTCACATCGGCGGTGAAGGGGTTACTTTCGGCAACGGGTACTTAATGGATAATGGCGATGAGATCCGTTTAACGGTGTTTGAAGGTGACACTCTTTGGGCAGTCACCGAAGCTGGCACCGGTGATCTCTATGTCATTATTAGCGCACAAACTTAAAACAAATGCGTTTTTTCCCTAGCAAAAATGCACGGATACGCCGCCCCCCATGTTTTTTCTCCCTCCCCGAAGGGACTGATTAAAAAAGATATTGGAAGGTTTGGCTAAAAATGTCCAAGAACTACCGATCTTACGGAAGAAGGTACCGAAAACTACGAGAAAAGATTTTGGCGCAAAACCCCCTATGCCATTGGTGCAAGTTAGCTCCGGCGACGACTTTAGATCACGAGCCAGCATTAGCATCCTTTCCAACACCGGAGTTATGGCGAGGGACACTAGTGCCAGCATGTTCGAAATGCAACTACTCACGAGGGGCTAGGTATGGCAACGAAAGACGAAGATCTAAAAACAGTCGTAGATGGTAAGAAGCCAGTCGGCAAGCACTTGAAGATTGTCAAGCG